ATGCCTTGTTTGCCAGTATTAAGAAAAGGAATGAGGTCAGCACCAGCCTTGCCAAACAAAGCCATTGCATATTGGGTCTTTGTCGCTCCATCGGCTGCACCACTGAATGCTCCCGCAACATCACCAAGGATGTCAGCAGTTGGCCTGATATTGCCATTTGCATCTTTGACACTAATGCCCAGATTCTTGAACGCTTCAGATTGTTCTTTGCTACCCGATGCCGCCTCAGCAATGCTCTTGTTTAATTTAATTAGAGCCGAGCCTAGTTGCTCGTTTGAGACACCAGCCAGATCAGCAGTGTTTGCAAGTGATGATAATTCGCTGACAGCAATGCCTGTCTTCTGTGACAACTTCACCATGTTGTCAGCAGAGTCGATTAAGCCCTTGATCTGAGCCGCGCTACCAATAGCCGCCAAGACAGCAGTCAGGCCAGCAATCTTGCCCGTGACCATGCCCACACTGGAGGACATATCACTCAGACCACCCTTGACTGATCTGAATGCCGCGCCAGTCTTGTCTTGAGCAACAATGTCAATGCTTACGTCTTTACTTGCCATTGCTTCTCTCCGACTGAAACTTAATCCACACTTGCCATTCTAGGAACTCCTCAACTGGCATCTCCTCGATCTCGCCAACTGTTTTGTGCAGCTTCTCAGCAAGATAAAAAATGAACTGCCGTTCAGGAGTCTCCCTTAGTTTTTTTCGAGTTCCTTGAAATCAACTCGCATGATTTCTGTTGAAACTCTTTCCAAAATTGAAGCATCAACCATGTTTCGCAAAACTGGTTTGTCTTCGATGGTGAAAATCTTTCCACCTTCTTTGTCGAGGCACTTCATCACCAACAACTCAACCAGAGTGTCAGCCTCAGAATTGCCCAATCGAGTCACCGCCTGAAGTCTTGCTTTGTCTTTCAGTGTGAAAGGCTCAACGTAAACGATCAGAGGGCCATTCTCATCACCCCATTCAGGCACTTCAATCGCCTTAATTTGGAGTGATTTGAAGTGGGCTTTAGCTCGATCAATTGCACTCATCAAGTAGCAGTGCTGAGAGTCAATGCACCAGTGCCTTGCAATGTGATTGAAGCCTCGACCATGCCATCAAAAGATGAGTTCACAGTCAGACCAGTCACGATTGCCGAGCCTGTGTAATATTTGTCACCAGCAGTTGCACCCTCTGGATAAGCAGAGAATGTAGTGCTTGCACCCACTATGAGTGCCATTTGACCAACATCAGCCTCATCCCAGAAAACATCGACTGAGCCAGTGAAGGTTGTCAGTGAGGGTTTGTAGGTGCGAGCCACATCGCCCATCGATGTGTCTTCAAGAGTGTCAGCAGACTCGGAAATCGAGAAACTGCGAATCTCGCCAATGGTGTTTGCACCCACTTTAAGTGTGCCTTCTGAACCAGTATGAGTAGCCATAATTAAGCCCCTTTCAAGTTAAAAAATTTGCTGCATTAAACAGCAACTTCAAGATCATTTTCTTTTGTTGAGTAAGTTACCTCAACAGTGAAACGTCCAACACCCACCACCTGTTCTCCATCACCTGAGTAATCAGATTCAAAAGCGACTGTGTTGATGTCCTTTGCCTTGCCACCCAGCGTGATGTTTTGATAAAGGGCTTCCTCTACCTCCACAGCAATGGTGTCAATTGAATTGTCGAAATTAGTGTTTGCCATGACATAACACTCAACCATCACCTCAAGCACTCTCAATTGAGTGCGAGGTCTGGTTAGGGTTTCATTTGTTGATGTCTCTGACTTTGTGTAAACAATGAGAGCTGGCAATTTTCCAGACTCAAATGGATAAACCCGAGACTTAAAAACTCTTGTGCCTGTCGTTGTCAGACCCGTCAAGGCAGTGACAACCGCATCCCTGATTTGTTGTCTTACATGGCTCATTGCTTTTCCAACACAATCATCGTCATGCCAGTTCCATCGTCCTGAACAATTCTGGACTTGTAACTAACTCGATCAATCAGGAAAGCGTCACCCTCAGTGCATGAGGCCACATCAGAGGTGCGAACCATGAGTCTGGGTTGCTGAATAGCAAAGCCAACATCACCACCAGCCTCGACATCGATGAACTGGTTGTCAAATATTCCTCGAATAGTCTTTGGGACTCCATTCTGGATTGTGTATTTCACATCAAGTCCAAAGTCTTTCAAGTACATCAAGCGATCAGCAGCAGACTCAAACATTTTTCTTTGGCCTCCCACGCTTGATTGGCTTTGTTTCCTCAGACAGACCGATTGATCGATCCACTAATTCTTGATATACATAAGGAACACAGCGAGCATTCTTCACCAAATCAAAAGCTTCTTGATCTGGCAAATCTAAGACTTGCCCAATACGGGCATTTCCAGTGCTGGTCATTGTGTTTCTTATGAATTCAAGTTTCATATTAAAAGCCCCGAGAGGTTTCCCCCTCGGAGCATTTAGACATTAGGCAATGTCTGCATCGCCATAGCAGAATGAAACCGCATTGCGAACTGCAATGTCAGTGTCTTGCAAGGCAACCACGCGCATAGTGCCGCTTGTGGAGTTGCTGTAAGGATCGACCATCAAGTCAAGACCGCTAAAGAAACCAATCAACAGATCAGCAAAGTTGCCAAAGAACACATCACCAGCAGTCACTTGGGCTGAGGTTTCTGTGCGATAGCCGTTTACTGTGTTGCCAGTTTCCCAGACGAATTGACCAGTAGATGTGGATGACTTCTCAGTTGTCTTCAATGCACCACGTTGGGCAGGGTTGAACAAATAAGTCATCGTGCCGATGTCAGCATTGTCAATGGCCAACTCAGACTCCATCGCCACCAACTCAGCAAAAGTTGGGTTTGTGGCTGCAAAGTCTTTTGTGTTGATGCCAGATTGCAACTTGATACCTGTGGGCTGGTTGTTTGCACCAGTGCCGTATAGGGCAGCAGTGTCAATCGCCAAGGCAATCACAGTGGCCAAGTCTCTGCGAACCATGCTCTCGATGTCAATCGAGGACTGGATCATCAACTTGCGTGAGAAGTCAGTGTAAGCACCGACAGTCTTTGGAGACATAGTGACTTGAGCAAGAGTTTGTTGGCTCTCAGTAGGTGCGCCTGACTCTGCGACCCAATAAGCAGTGGCCGCGCCAGATTGCTTAGGGATTGCCACATTACCAACCAGACCATTCAAGACTGTTGCACCAGCACGTTGAACAACTGATCGGTTGCGGAGCATCTCGATGAAAGATGCGGCCAGCAGATCGGTTGCCACAGTGAAGCCACCAGCAGAGTTTGTGCCGACAGTCAAGTCACGCTTTGCATAGGTGATTTCGTTTGGTACGAAAAAGCCTTGAGCAGAGCGACCATAAGTCTTTTGAGCAGCCTCAGAGACTTCACGCTCGAAAGCAGCATTTGCCCATGCGCGTTTGTCTTGGGGGTTAGCCATGGCATTGATTGCGCGAACAAATGAATACTGACGAACTTCCTTTTGTGTCAAGCCAACTTCAGCTTGAATAGGAGCGTCATAAGCGCGACTTTCAGTCGCAACAGTTACAGAGTTTTCCATTTTTCTTTCCTTTGGGGTTTCGGTTTCAGCGACTTGCGCTTCAACCAAAGTTTCGGTAATTTGTGATGTTTCCACCACCGCTTCAGAGGTTGCCTCGATCTCCGCACTTCGACCCACACCGACTGACACATCGGCTGGAATTGAAACAATTGAGACTTCAACAGGCCGCCAATTTGTTGCGCGATAAGTTCTGCCATCGTTCTCTTTCACCATCTTGGCAATTGAGTAACCAATGGAAACATTACCGCGAATCAAATCCGCGACATCTCCATAAACCTCTGAAGCCAATGCGCTCTTACCGAAACGCACTGTCGCTCGCAACTTGCGAGCCGAGCCATCGAGACTTACAGATTCGATAACACCAATTTGTCGCTCAGGATCGTGATCCATGAGGAGTGGTGCGCGACCAGAGTTCAAGAAACTCAAGTCGATTGATTCAGGGTTGTGGTCTAGCACTTCCTCACCATAAGATCGGCCAACTGGCATCTCGGAGGAAATAGACATTGAGACTCTGCGAGCATCGAGGCTTTCGACTCGGGCTTCCATCGCATCACTGCGAGTCACGCGAGAGTTAGATTTGCGCTCTTCGTCATAGTCCATGCTGGATACTTCCTCAATGTCACCATTGAGAATTGTACTATCTGAAGTTTCAGCAGAAACTACCTCTTCTGGCTCTTCTGCCATTTCAGGCATTTGAGCCAATTCATGCTCTTCTGTTTCAACAGAAACCATGACAGTGACCATTGCTCTTTCTTCATCGCTCATATAGTTCCTTTCGGATTTTTCGTGATTTTAACCATGCTTTTTGAATTTGAGAAGTTAAGCATCTGCGCTCACTTCAGCAACAGTTGGCAGCTTGTCACCAAATGGCTCAAAGGCCATCTTGAGGCCATACATTGCAGCCAATTCTTTCTCAGCATTGATGGCCGAGAAGGTTTCTTCGACATCCCGACCATATTGATTGGCCACATCTTGCATCGAGAGAATGCCGTTTTGCATACCGATGACAGCCGCATTCATTTCTTTCAGTGGATCAACCCACTGGAAGCCCCGCGCCCTGAAGATGGCTGCATCTGCAAACTTGTCAAACCGAGTTGATGGGATGTTGATCACGCCATTCTCCATGACAGACATTAAGAACTCTCGGAATATTGGCTCAACAAAGTGTTGGATCAAAATGTCTTGAACCATTTTCCACTGATCCCTGTCCTCAAGAGTGCCTTGCCTGATCGATGAATATGAGACACCTTCCAGATTGTTCGCCAGTGATGTGTAGCTGACACCCAAGCCTGAAGCAATACCGCGCAAAACAGCTTTTTCAAACTCAGCAAATGCACCAGTCGGATGAGTCGGATCAAACTGCTGGAAGTTCACGCCCTCTGGCAATTGGTGGAAAGTCCCGGGATCGGCTTGCATGATTGGCACGTTGTCAATCTTGTCATCAGCCGTGAAACCATCCCCCTGTGGAGAGGTAAAAAATCCCATCTTGGACGCACCAACCCGAGCCGCCACCAACTCAGCTTCTCTATAGCCATTAAGCATTTTGAGGCTGGTTAGAACTGGAGCCATCCAAGGCACTCCTCGGGTTTGCTGCGCTCGCTCACCAACAAAGCAGTGGATGATCCTGTCAGCAGGGACTCTAATCCTTGGCTCAGAGAATGTCTGGCTGTATGCGTCAAAGGGATGCCTAGTGAGCAAGTGATAAGCAACTGGTCTGCCAAACTGATCCAATTCCACACTCATCCGAATGCGGTTTCCATTTGGTAGGTTGTCGTTGTAATTCTCATCTAAGTAGTCAGGCTCAAGAAACTCAAGAGCAAAGTCAAACTTGTTTGGATAACGCACCTTGCGACACAAAACCTCACCATCGCGCACCAGAGATTCGACAAAGAATCTTTGAGCATCAACCCATGAATATTTGCCATCGACAGTGCAGACACCAAGCCTTGACCACTGGTTAAAAGCATTCTCGATCTGGTCGTTGCCAATGCTGTCCATTAAGCCGTTGTCGTTTCTGGCCTTGATCTGGACAGTCACACCTCGCTCACCAACAACATTGATTTTGGCAAGGTTAATGAATCGCTTGGCATATTCATTGTTTCGGGATAAATCTCTGGAGCGATCACGCAAGATTCTGATCGCTGGCCTGATCTCTTCGTCAGCAGATTTGCTCGATTGAATAAAGTCACTGAACAATCTTCCAACATTTGCACCCGCATAACTGCGCTTTTTGAGAGATTTCTTTTTGGAAAAAATGTCTAGTATTCCCATTATCCGAACCTCACCTGAATGGTTGAGCCAGTGGGCTTGCCCTTGGCAATATTCTCAGCAATCATTTCTTTTTGTCGCTCTCGTTTGTAATAGTCCCGAGCGTCTGTCAATTCTCTGAGTGACATCTTTGAAAGGCTGCGACCAGCAATTGAGTAACTAGAAACATCCGAGTCAGCGCGACCAGACAAAACACTTTCAATCTTGCCGATCATTATTTGTGCATGAGTCCTCAGATCAGCAGAGGTGAGGTTTAGATCAGCAACGATGTCCCAATATCCCTTGTCCACAGTCACCCGAGCCGCATCAGAGTTTCGCTCGATATCCGCTTGCCAGACATAACTACCCTTGAGGAAAGCCGCGCTCGTTGCGCTGGTGATGGTGGCTAAAAAGTCAGTGCCACTGGTTGTGGCTGTGATGTTTATTTCAGCGTCACCACCGCCTTGCACTCGGGCTGTGTATTTGAGTGTGTAAAGTGTAGGAGGGTAGTCAACCCCGAGATCGGTGCGTTTCCATTGCTGGAAACTGCCAATCACAATAATTTCTGGCTCCGTTATCGGTGCAGTGCTTGAGTCAAAAAGGTTAGCCATTAGCCCCCCGTTTGGGAAATATACACGATTCTAACGCCAACCATTGACAAATGACGAATTTGGCTTTTCTCGACTGATTGGTTTGGTTGTTTGAACTACCTCAGCCGCCTGTTTTCGAAGTGCAGCCCTTTTTGCCAATGATGCAAGATTGACATTTAAAAGGGAAAGGGCAGCCATTGCATAGACCCGAACATCGAGTGCTTCGTTTCGCGTCCGAGTCTTTACAAACTCACGCCTAGCAAAACCTTTGTGATATCGGGTTGCAATTTTCTCAGCAGTCAGTTGCTTGAAATATTCATCCTCCCTGCCAACAGGGAAGTGGCAATATCCCGCGCCAGCTTCTTGAATCTTGAAGCGAGAGAACAAAAGTAGTTTGACAGTATCAACACCCACGGGAAACAGTTTGATCTTGCCGATGTTGTTCTTTGATGGCTTGCCAACAATTGGCTTACCTTCACCGCCCACACCCTTAATCGCAAATATGCGCTTGCCTTCTCGCGGGTGGACATATTTGTATACCGCTTGAGTGTTGTGGCCGCCAGAGTCCACACAAGTTGCCCTGACAATCATGTCCTCGCCTGACTCATGCTCATAAGTCTGCAACAAGAATTCATCGAGGTCTTTCCAGATGTGGGGGGCAGAAGGATCGCCATAAAAGGTTTTATAGGCAATTGACCAAGATTCCTCATCTAAGCCCCAGCCAACCACCTCAGCCTCAAGTCGATCATCCTGAACGTCAACTCCAGCAGTCAATAAAAGCACATCCTGTGGCACTGTGTCCCATTCCTCAGCCCTGTTTGACAATGAGTAGTCATCGACTTGCTCACCATCCTCCTCCCAAGACTCACCAAGATAAGTATTGATCCAGACCCTCAGAGTGGCTGGTTGTTTCTTGGCCTCAAGGAAGTCTCTGACCCCATCCTCTAAAGGACTCCAAGGGCTATAAAGTGCAGACAAGTGAAAGCCAGCGATCTTGCCTGTTGGTTTGCTTGCGATCCAGCGACCTTTCTTGATGGCCTTGGCTCTTTGGTTATCGTCCCAAAGTGACCCGCATTCCTCGCAAACATATTTAGCTGTCTGAGGCTTGTCAGTTTCCCACTTCACTTGACCCCATTTCAAGGTCTGCTCATGTTGACAGTCTGGACAATCAATGTGAAACCTTCTCTGATCGCTTTCCTCATAAGCCGATTCAATCCGACTTGCTCCTTTATTAGTGGGAGTCGAGACAAGTAAGATTTTTCGGTTCCAAAATGTCGTTGCCCTTTTTCTCGCCAATGAAACTGGATCACCCTCAGTGCCAGCAGAGACAGGGTAGCGATCCACCTCATCACAGAAAACCACCCTGACTGGCCTCGATGCCAAGCTCGATGGAGAGTTTGCACCGCAAGCAGTTACATGGCCACCAGCAAAGACTTTGTGCAGTGTCGTGTTGCCTGAGTCCCTTGACCTTGGGTCTTTGACCAAGCCAGCCAGAATGGGAGTGTCTCGCAGCATGGGAGCCAATCGATCTTTGCTCCAAGTCTGAGCCATGTCCAGAGTTGGCTGCACCACCAACATGGGGCTTGGGTCTTGAGAGATAAAGAAACCAATGGCATTGTTTAGGATTTCAGTCTTGCCCACCTGAGCCGATGACATCATCACCACAGTCTCAATGCTGTGGTCAGACAGAGCGTCCATCACGCCTCGTTGATATTCAGCGCGAGAGGTGTTCCAAGTGCCAGCTTCAGCCGAGGACTCAGGACTTAATTTGCGATAGCGATCAGCCCAATCAGAAATCGACAGTTTCGTTGGTGGCTTCAGTCTCTTCCAAATCTGCCTCTGAATCGCCTTCTGCAAACTCTCCCTCTGAATTGTTCTGACCGATTCCTCTAATTTCATTGAGTGCCTCGTTTATTGCGTCTTCTAAAATAGACTTTATTTCCTGAGTGTTGTCAGCCGTGTAGATTTGGGCTGCACACTTGCTTGGGATTGAAATCATCTTTGCCCTGAAGTTGGTCAACTGCTCACCAAAATCATTGGCCACCTTTTCAATCTCAACCAAGACCCCTTGCTCTTTCATCAAGTTAAGTTCAGCAAGTCCAGCCTCAGCCGCCATCTTTCTCCGCTTGGCTTCCTCCAAGTCGATTGCGTCTTGGTTGCCGATCAGGTTCTCAACCTTTTTCTTTTCCATCCAAGCCACGACATCTGCTGTCATGAATTGCGATCCCAATCTGCCCCGACCTTTCTTGACAATTGGGAAATCATGCAAGCCCTGCATATCGGTAATCCACTTTTCAGAGCGTCCGATGATTTCAGCAAGTTGAGTTTTGTTGACTATCAATTGTCATCCTTGTGCATTAAAACCGACAAAGGTTAGGGTTATCACTAGGCGAAAGTCGTGCTCGCGTATTACC